TACTAGCGATCTGCTGACATTCCTAGAGCGTCAAGCAGAACAAAGACAGGATTGGTTTGGCTGGCGGCAGCAAAAACTGACCGCCATTACCTTAGTCCACGAAATCGCTGCGAGGCATGCTAATACTATGTCCCCGCACGAAATCGTGGACTTTGTTATGAGCCTTAACCAATTGATCTATAACAAAATCATCAAACCACAAAACAAGACATGAGCAAACTTGCATCCGCGCTTGGCGAAAAGTACCAAGCAAATGCCCTTAACCTGAAAACCAAAGCGTTTGAACTGGCAGGGCATACGTTCAAGGTTCGCATTCCGCTGACCAAAGAACTAGACGACATCAATGCTCGGATCGACCAACTGGACGAGGCCGAAATGGAGCGCCGCTATCAGAAAATGGTAGCCCCGCTAAAAGGTCTAGAAGGTATTGAGGAACGTGATAACGATGTGTTCCTTGAGGGCCGATCCACGCGGGAGATGGTCAAATTTTCCATGCAAGCGGAAAATCGCATTGTTGAGTATGTGAGGCTGCTGGTGCCCGAAACCGGGTCGCTACAGGACATCACCTACGAGGAAATTGAAGCCGAGTGGTCCTTGCCGATCCAGTTGGAGATCGTCACCAAGATCACTGAGGCGATCCAACCGGGCTACAAGGACACCAGAAAAAACTAGCAAGGGACACCTATTCGCAAGCCAGAGCGTATGTTTACGCTCACGGTGGGTGTCCCGACAACATACCAGCCGATGACATGCGAAACATTGAGGTGCTGCTGAATGACGGGTTCTTGGGCGTCAAAGCCCTTGGACTCGCTTTGAGTGCGCTTACTACAGGCAACCTCAATAGCAAGTTGGCTAAAGGCGCAACGCCTTATCAAATGAAAGATGTACTTCCTGCGCTGAAGGACTACATCTTCCCGCCGCTGACCGACTCCGAAAAGAAAGAGCAAGCAAGCCGTCAGTTGCTGGCGTTTATGAGCATGGCTCCCGGCGCACCAAAGGTGTTGCAATGACACGGCGCGTTTATGCCAATTATGTTGCGACTCCTCAGATTGAAATGAAAACTGAGGGGTTTGCAGATTTGGCGCAAGCACTTCATTTACTTGCTGAACTGCACAAATACGATGCAGTAGTACGCAATGTAATGATTAAAGCGGCAAAAAATGCTATGCAACCAGTGTTGGATTCGGCAATTTACGCTGCCGAATACGACGAAAGTAACACAGGAATGTTGCATATGCGGGACACGATCCGATTGGATGCTCGTGTTCCTCGTGAGAATGACCGTAAATCAATGTATGTGACGCCAACAGATGCTGTGATTGCAGTGGTTAGCGTTAAGAAATCGGCAGTGTCATTAGCCAATGAATTTGGCACAAAAAAGGTCCCTGCCAGTCCATTTTTACGTCCTTCTCTTGAGCGAAATCGACAACAAGTAATTAGCAATTTGAAGGCAGAATTAGGGGCGTTAGTTGACGCATATATACAAAAATTACCTAGGCTGAAAAAGTAATGGCATCTGCAAATACCGCACGGCTAGGCATTCTGCTTGGCCTTGACATGGCTCAGTTTAAGGCTGACATGGACAAGGCCGTCTATGAAACGCAGAAACTACGTCGAGAAGCAGAACGAAGTAACGACCGCGCTATCAAAGATGCGTATGCCATTAAAGTTGCAACAGACGATTACGGCAAGACGCTGACAAAAGTTCAGCAAATTGAGCGGGCAATTCAAGAAGGCCGTTATCAAGGCGCGGACCAACGCCTAATTGACCAGATTCGTGCGCGGGCTAAAGCCTATGACGCTGAGGTTGAGGCCGTTAAGAAACTAAATGCTGAACGCATTAAATCTATTTCTGGCTTGACGCCGCAACAGCAGGCGCAGATCGGCTACCAGATGACCGACATTTTCACCTCGCTGGTGAGCGGTCAGAACCCGGTGATGGTCCTGATTCAGCAGGGCGGTCAACTGCGCGATGTCTTTGGCGGTTTTAACAATGCGCTAAAGGCTATTGTCAACACGATTGGTGTCGGCAGGCTGGCATTTGGTGGTTTGGCAGCGGTACTCGGCACGATTGGCTATGCAGCATATCGAGGCTCTGAGGACATGGCTCGGTTGCGGGATGACCTGATCCTGACCGGCAACATTGCTGGCAAGACTTCCGGGTACTTCTTAGAGTTTGGTCGCACCCTGTCCAGCGAATTTAACATTGCAATTGGCACTGCTCGGGACATCATGGGGTCGCTTGCCGCATCTGGCAAGTTCACTCAGACCAGCATGGATGAAGTTGGCAAAGTCATTGCCAAGTATTCCAAACTTGCCGGTGTTGATGGCGCAGAGGCTTCCAAGAAATTGATTCCGTTGTTAGACGGGACTGCATCGTCTGCGCGGCAGATGAATGCACAGTTTAATTTCTTGACGCTTGCTCAGTACAAACAGATTGAGGCGTTGGAGAAATATGGTCGCACACAAGAGGCGATCAAACTGCAAGCAGATGCTTTGCTGGAAGCATTTGACCGCCAAGAGCAAAACCTTGGCACCTTAGAAAAAGCATGGCAAGCACTTAAGAACACTGCGTCTAAAGCATGGGATGCCATGCTTGGATTGGGGCGTGATGATCCCGCTAAAAGGATTGCAGAACTTACGGAAAAGATCGCTACGTTGCGACTAAATATTGAGCGCGACCGTGGACGTATTCCCGGTCCGTCGTTGACCGCAAAAGAAAATTTGCTTGCTCAACTTGAGGATGAACTGAAATTCATTCGCAAGGCCGAGCAGATGAAGGCCGATGTCAAAGCCGCAGAAGCAAAAAAACAGCAAGAAGAAAACAAAAAGATTGCAGACCGAGTTGCTACCGGAGGTTTAGGCGGGGAAGTTACTCGCGCTACTGAACGGGAAAAAGCCATCCGCGAAGCCCGTCAGGCACAAGCCATTAGAGGCATTTCTGAACTTGCTGACGTAGAAATTGATGCTGCTCAAAAAGTAGAGAATGCTTTAGCAGCAACGGCTGCAAAAAACCGACAGGAAGCAAACAGGCTTGTTGTTCACAACGCCAAGATGCTTGCGGCAGAGTTGGAAAAAATTGCTGCTGAGCGTGAACAAAAAATTCGCGACATTGAATCCAAGCAAGCGATGCAAAAGGCGCAAGAGCGCCAACAACGCCGCAATGAAGAATATCAAGGCGTTGAGCAGTTTTTGCGTGACGAAGAAAACCGAAAGGCTGAGGCAAACAGAAACAACATCAAACAGTTTGAGCAGCAAAAAGCAGAATTTGAGTTGCAAGAAAAAATGGTCAGGTTCCGCACTGCCAATATTTTTGCAACTGAAAAAGAAATTGAACTGCAACGCATCCAATTTGAGACAGAAAAAGCACTAAGCGAAGAACGCAAAAAAGATATTTATGGCGGCACGGGCGGCGCGGAACGCCTTGCTGCTGCGGAAGATCGCATTCGTGCGATGGGCAAAATGCGTGAGGCGCTGGTGGAGTTGGAAGATCAGCAAAAGCGTGTTGCTGAAATGAGTGATGCCATCTTTGGCAACATGAGTCGCGCCATTGAAAACTTTGTCCGCACTGGCAAATTGTCGTTTAAAGACCTAGCCAGAAGCATCATTGCCGATCTGATAATGATTCAGATGCGTACACAGATGACTTCAATCTTCAAGTCATTTGTGGGCAACATCTTTGGTGGCGGGTTTGGTACAGGTTTTAGATATGGAAATCAGGATTTAGGCGCATTTTTGATGGGAAATGGCAGAGCCGCTGGTGGTCCGGTTGCTGGAAACACTCCCTACATTGTTGGTGAGCGTGGTCCAGAACTGTTTATGCCAAGTTCTGCTGGCACTATTGTTCCTAATCATGCGATGGGAATGAGTGGCGTGACCAACGTGACCAACAACTACATTCAGGCCATTGATGTGCAATCGTTTGAGCAACGTCTGCTTGGCTCAAGCAACACCATTTGGGCGGCTAACCAATACGCTCAAAAATCTCTGGCGACCGGCAGGGGTAGAACATGAGTTTTCAAACCATCATTGACATCCACCAGAGCGTGACGGTGAACAACCGGCGCACGGTCGGTCAGATGTATTCGCGTAGTGGGCAAATGACGGTCGCTCAGTACCTGACTACGGTGCCGTGGATGTTTACTGTTGTGCCGCACAACTTTCTGTACTACCCACAGGTGCGCGATGTCATTCAGTCTATTGACAACGCTGACCGCCAGATTCCTCAGTACATCAACTTCTCATCGTCTAACCTAAGTTGGTTTACGGCTATGAGAGGCACGGCAACTACGGCTACGCTGGCTAGTACTCCTGCACCTAACGCGACTACGCTTAGCCTTACGTCCAACGGCACTTTTAAGGCCGGTGATTTCATTAGCATTGACGGTTACGTCTACAAAATCACGGCAGATTCGGCTGGTGCTACTGTAGGCATTCATCGCCCGATTATTGGTTCGCCTACGTCTGGAACGGCATTGGTGTTGGGGTCGGCTGTGCAGTTCTATGTAGTTGCAGAGCAATGTCCCACCTACACGCTGACGCCGATGACGAACGGTGCGTTTGTCAATTGGGATCAGCCGTTTGTCTTTAGGGAATACATCACATGACAACAATTAACGCAGTTACCTCGCCAAGCATCCGACATGGCGAGTTTGTGCGCCTGACGGTAGGCAAGGCTCCGACTATAACGGTCTATACGTTCTGCAACGCAGCCGCACCGATTACGGTAAACGGCATTACGTTTACTGCGCTCAATGCTTTGTTGTCTGTAGGTGATGTCCAACGAGACATTAAGGCCACATCGGACGATATGACCATCACGTTGACTGGCATTGACCCAACGTATGTGGGACTAATCCTGTCTAGCAACATTAAAGGATCATTGGTCGAGGTATGGCGAGGATTCTTTGATTCTGACAACCAGATCATTACAACGCCGACCACGCAGTTTTTTAAGCGGTATCAGGGCATCATCAATAACGTCAGCATTTCAGAAGATTGGAATGAGCAATTGCGGCAACGAGTTGCCACTTGTTCTATTTCTTCTAGTTCAATGCGGAGAGTTTTGGAAAACCGTATTGCAGGCATTAAGACCAACGAAGTGAATTGGC